AATAAGAGGTGGTTGCATTTCTTTATGCTGTTTGTTCCTGTTATGGGTCTTTGGACAAGTTCCATCGGTATTATTGGTCTTGCTCTCAACCTTCGCGCTTATGACTTTGTATCCCAAGAGATCAGAGCATCAGAAGATCCAGAGTTCGAGACGTTCTACACCAAGAACATTCTCTTGAATGAAGGTCTCCGCGCATGGTTGGCACCTGTAGACCAACCCCACGAAAACTTTGTGTTCCCAGAAGAGGTTCTTCCTAGAGGCAACGCACTGTGAACAACATCGAAGTCTTCTTTTACTTTGTTTGTTTTGCTGTTATTGCAGGTGCTGCATTTGCGATGATGTGGTCTAACATTCAGTCCATCAACGTGGAAATGAATAAACCAAAACCCCGTCATCCAGAAGCACCTGACCCAGGAGATGAAGTAATGTATGTAGATTTGACCAGAGAAAAACTGGAAAGTCTTTACAAAGAAGACCAAGATTGATATAGTAGGGAGGGAAACCTCCCTTTTTCTCTAAATAAATTTCAAAATGACATTTACAGTTTATTCACGCGACGGTTGTCCCTATTGCACAAAGGTAGCACAAGTGTTACAGTTGGCAGAGCTTAAACATGTAGTCTACAAACTGAACAGGGATTTTACCAGGGAAGAGTTTTATGAGAAGTTTGGGAAAGGTTCTACCTTCCCTCAAGTTCTTAAAGACGATACCCACCTTGGAGGATGCACTGACACTGTTAAGTACCTTAGGGAAGAAAAACTAGTCTAATGGAACAAAATCTCATCGATATCTACGATCTTGTTGAACACGCAATCGATCATGCATTTGATGGAAATATGAACTTAAAGTTCTATGATTATTTGAAAGCGAGCAAGGTCAAGAAGTATGAGATCGATACATTTATTTCAAGTCCCACCACAAGTGAAATAGACAATCTGATTATTGACCTTGATGAATACATTGAAGGTGGGTCTGATAACATGCATAAACAGTTGCGCGAAGGTTATGGTCATATCCCCAAACCTCAAGCAAGAAAAATCAGAAACTATCTGAAAGGTTTCTTAGAAGATGCAATGAGGTATAGTAATGACCGAAGACCTGGGCGGCGAAAAAAGCAATCTAAATAAAGAAACTCCTGATATTAATCGAGGAGTGGAGTTATTGTTACGGAATAGGAGGAGAAAACCAGATCCACCCAAGACTTTTCAGATAAAGTTTGGAAACATGGTTTCTCTCTTTCGACGAGAGATTGTTTTTCACCTGAACTTTTATCTGGACATCAGGAAGAAGTAGAACTCTGGGAGTAGAGCAATGTTAGCAGTAACCCTGACGATCGGAACATTGGTTTCCGTAATGTGTTTTTTCGTAGGAGGTGTGGTAGGATGGTTAGCAAAGGATCATGTATACCAAACACAACCCGTCTATACTCATCCAGAGATGTTTGACGAAAACGGTAACATCCTTCCCGACGAAATTTTAGCAGTAAGATTTGAAAACGATTATGACTACGACGAAGACGAAGACAACGACTAGAAAGAAGTCAGCGCCAAGAACAACAGTGAAAGCAAAAACTCCTGAGAAACTTCCACCTAATCCTTTTGTCCATGAGATCCTTGAGGTCGTAGATAAACAGCGATCAAAAGCAAAGAAGGTAGAAGTGCTCAAGGAGTACCGTAACGACGCTCTGACTGCTGTTCTGATCTGGAACTACGATACTAGTGTTATCACGGTTCTACCGCCCGGAGAGGTGCCTTACAAGGAGAATGAAGTTCCTGTTGGGACTGACCACACAACTCTCCGTCGTGAGTGGAAGCACCTTTACAACTTCGTGAAGGGTGGTAATGACTCTCTCACAGCACTCCGCCGTGAGACTATGTTCATCCAAATGCTTGAGGGTCTGCATCCTGAGGAAGCAAAGATCCTGTGCCTCGTAAAGGACAAGCAACTTCAAACCAAGTACAAGATCACACAAGAGGTTGTGGCTGAGGCATTCCCTGACATTCGCTGGGGAGATCGTTCATGACCTCATCAGTCCAAGAAGAAACAAAGATGGCAGAGTTTAAAGAGGACACCCCCAATCTTGTGCCATCCAACTATGGTTGTGAGATCCTGATTGAGAATGGCACCTGGGCACAGGTGTCAGAAAAAAACTTTCCTAATGATGCACGGATTGTCACTTATATTGTCGATGGTAAGAAGTGCTATGATCTCACACGAGGTCGTAAGATTGTTAATATCTTCGACATGTATTGGGACAAATACAAGCACGATCTGAAATCGATTGATTTTGGATATGGTAATCTCAATCCTAAACTCTGGGGTAACAAACCAAAGAAAGATAAAAAGAAAAAATGAACGATGATGATCTTAAGGATCAAATCAATGAGTTGATCCGTGATGAAATCCAAGGAGTGATCAATGAATACGTTGACACCAGGGACTCCACAAAACAGGGAGGACTTGGTTTTGTATCCAATGATGACGAGGGTGAGTTCAAGGTAAGCATTTCAAATGATGAGGTGAATAAACTTATTAAAGAATACAAGAAGATCAAAAAGAATCAGAAGTCTAACTTTTCTCAAATCAAAAAACTAGGTCTTGTTGACAAGTTTGGTAAACCACTCAGTTGACATACCTAGTAAATAGTATTATGATCACATCATGTATCGTTTAAATCATGTACAAACCATACTCACCTGAATGGCACAGGTATAGATACCTGAAAGAAGCCATTGACAAATATCTGGATGACTACGTTGATAATGACGTGATTCGTGATGACATCCTGAGTATTCTTGGTGACAGATCTGAAGCAGCTTACGCTGAATTTAATAAGACTTCAGAGTTAGAGTCAAAACTGCGAAAGAACTAAAATGCTTTCTACTCAATACAGACTACGATTAGAGTTTATTTGTAAATGTATTGCGAACGGTGAAGAGGTAAAACTCGAAGATATGATTTGGGCTGAAAAACTCAGCAAAGCAAATACTACTGCAAGAGAATGGTTGCGTAAAGCACGTCGCCAATCCAAAGGCATTGAGGAAGGAAGCACTGATGATTTTCTCAATAGGATGGGATTAGGTGACCCCGACCCATCCAATCATAGAACGGGGTTTGATAGTGCTGATGAAATCGTTGATTGGTTCCAAAGAGATAAACCCGACGACTGGAGGCAACGTGACTGAAAAACAAGTTCCATGGTGGACACTGCATGAAGTTGCAGATGAACTAAATGCCACGTTGAGACACATTACCTGTGTAGATAGTAATGGTAGAAGGTATAAACGAGTTGTGTTAGAGTATGAAGAGGAGGAAGAGTGATGCAAGCATTGATTTATTCTAACGGCAGCCAAGAGTGTGAACGTGCCAAGATGCTGCTCGACGCAGTGCATGAAGACACTAGAGAGTTTTTACTTGGCGTTGACTTTAGTGATAGACAGTTCCGTGCTGAGTTTGGTAAGGACGCTGAGTATCCTCAGATCGCTCTTGGTCTCAACCACCGTGGCACATTAAAAGAGACTATCCAGTACATGTCTAATAAGGGCATGTTTTTGTAACACGTTATACCAGACTACTTGACTAAATAAACCATGATGGTCTATAATAGACCTGTCGTTCATCCCACTCTGTGGGACGCAAGTAGGTCGCGGAACGGATCGTTCATCCCCTTTGGGGACGCAAACGACTGAAGGAACGGGAAAACGGATCCTGCGAAAGCAGAGAAGGTTAACTTTCCATTCTTTTAGGAGTAACTACCATGAACACCTTAACACTCATCAAGAAGCAAATCGACAAGGCAGCAGCTCTGCATGACGCACAAATCCACGTTACCAAGTATCGTGGTATCGACTGCAAAGTGCATGAGGCAGGTGAGGAAACTCACGGCACCTTCTGCTATCGTGGACGCACTTACGTCAAGTGATTGCGTAACCAACTGAATAGTGTTAGAATGGGAGGGTGACCTCCCATTTTTTTATGGAAAGAGACAGACTTAAACTTATAGTAAGGAATCTAAAACTGTTGGTTGATGCTCTTGAGTCAGAAGTATATTCTGATCCTGCTGCTTATACTGACAAACGGGAGAACTTTGATGATCCCATTCCTTTCCCTGTATCAGATTACGACGAAGTATTTAATGACGATGACGGATACCCTGACTAAACTTATCAGTGTGACACCCGATGCTGAGAAACACATGGCTTACTGTGCCCGTGTGAGCAATCCAAACAACCAGGAAAACGAAAAGTTCTCTGGTCTGTTGAGGTACTGCGTAAAGCATCAGCACTGGAGTATTTTTGAGCAGGCATACATGACCCTAGAGATTAATACTACTAGGGGTGTGGCAGCTCAAGTGCTTCGTCATAGGAGTATGACATATCAAGAATTTTCACAACGCTATGCTGATTCTTCCCTACTCGCGGAGACGATCCCTCTACCTGAACTACGGCGTCAAGACACCAAGAATCGTCAGAATTCTATTGATGATATTGACCCGTTTGTCCGTCA